GAGCTTATGAAGCAAGTAGTAGATAATTTTAGTAGATTTCACCCTCACCCAGAACAAATTATATTATCAAATCCAGAGGAAGAACCCGAATTTATTAAACCATATTTTGGTTTAAGATTATTCCCATGTTGGCACATTGGTACTGATTATTTACATGAAATAGGTAAAAGTTGGTATGATTATTTAGTAAGTAAAGGTGTTGAATTTCACTGGGAAACTAAAGTATCAGATATTGATTTTAAAACAAATGAAGTTACATTTAAATCTACCAAACCAGAATTCGCTAATATGGATAATGATGGTATATTTTATGATAAACTTATATTTGGTGTAGGTAAATCAGGTATTGATTTTACATCTGAAATAATGCAAAAATATGATTTACCAACAGAAGAAAAACCAGCTCAAGTAGGTGTTAGATTTGAGGCACCACAAAAGCACTTTCAAAAGTTAATTGATGTAGCTTATGATTTTAAATTATATAGAAAATTAGATAATGTTAGTTTAAGATCATTTTGTACAAATAATAATGCTGCATATGTAGCAGTAGAAGAAACTTATGGTGATCACAGTTATAATGGTCACGCTAAAAAAGATGAGTCATTTAGAAATGATATGACTAATTTTGGTATATTAATGGAAGTCAGAGGTATAGAAAAACCATTTAAATGGGCAAGAGAATTAGTAGGTAAAGTACAAGAAAATAGTACGGGATTATTTTATAGCCCAAGTAGAGAACCCTCAATGACATCAGAAGGCATAGATGTATCAGCTACTAAAATAGAAAATTTGGATGTAGTTAGAGATGCATTCCAAGGATATTTTAAATATATTGATGATTTTATCAATGATATGAAATTAGTATTTCCTACGTTAAAAGACGATTGGGGAATCTATGTACCTGAAGTTAAATACTTAGCTCCTGAACCACTGGTTAATTACTCCGATTTATCATTAACTAAATTCCCTGATGTGCACTTTGTAGGCGATGCGTTGTCAGCAAGGGGAATATCAGTATCAGGGGCTCATGGTACATTTGTTGCCGAACAGATTTTAGAAAATGAATAATATATGGTTTTTTGGGGATTCATTTACTCATGGTACAGGGTGTAGACCTGGAGATGAATATTATGAAAAATATTTACCTAAAGAAGATGATAAACTTTGGGTAGATATAGTATCTGAAAAACTTAATTTAAATCAAAAACGAAATCCTAGATATGGGATGGGAGCTAATCCTTACTTATTAAGTTTGTTTATTAATGAAATACCTAATATGTTAGATAATGATATAGTTGTAATATCTGATTCTAATCCTGATGGAGTATTATCATTTGATAAAAAAAATAATAAAGTAGGAAGTGTAAATTCAGGTACTTTTTTTGATAAAAAGTATGAAAACGATTGGGAGTCTGTTCATAAGCATACATCATGGCATGATTTTTTAGCTAAAAGTATAGATGAAAGTGAAATGATTTTAGTTTACTATTCAAAAAAATATTTTGCTCCCTTTCAAGATAAATGGATTGAATGGTATTATAATCAAATTAAATCATTATCAAAAGAATTAATTAAAAGAAACATTAAAGTATATTTTTGGTCTTATAAACAATGGTTTAGTGATGAGAGTCCATATCAAATTATAGCTAAACATGATCCTGAAATAATGGATGGACATTTTAGTTGGTTAGGTCATAAACAATTTGCTAAATTTATTCTTAATGAAATAAAAAATACAAAAAGCCTTGGAGAATAATAATTAATTTCGTATATTATGGGTATGGAAAATAAATATGATGAATGGCCAAAAAGCCAAAAATTAAAAAAAGCTGATGGTACTGTAGCTTATGTTTGGGACAATAAATTACATAATTGGGATGGTCCAGCATTAATACCAGAAGGTAATATGAAAAAAAGGGAATATTATTTGTATGGTATTCAATATAGTGAAGCAGGACATAAAGAAGCAATTAGAAATCAAACAGGATTACCTTGGTACAAACAACCAGCACCTAAAGGTATGACACATAGAAATTAAATATGAAAATAGGTTTATGTGGTACAATGAGTGTAGGTAAAACTACACTAGTAAAAGCGTTACAAGAGTTACCTGAATTTAAAGATTATAATTTTGCTACAGAACGTAGTAAATATTTAAGTGATTTAGGTATTCCATTAAATACAGATTCTACATTAAAAGGACAAACAGTATTTTTAGCTGAAAGATGTGCTGAATTAATGAATAATAATATCATTACAGATAGAACAATATTTGATGTTATAGCTTTTACTATGAACGCTAAATCAATTGGACGTTATGATAAAGAAATATTTGAAAGTTATGCAAAAGAATTCATACGAGAATATGATTATATTTTTTATATTTCTCCTGATGGTATTCCTATTGAAGATAATGGAGTAAGAGAAACTGATGAGCATTATAGAGATATAATTGATTTTACAATTACTGCTCTTATTAAAAAATATGGACATATGGCTAATAAAGTAGAAGTAATTAAAGGTAGTACAGAGGAACGAATCGAACAAATATTGAATGTTATAGAATTTTAACATATTTATAATAAAAACTCTATAGCAATGAAAAATTCTGATTTAAAAGCATATATTAAGGAAAGCATTATTAATACTTTAAGCGAACAAAAACCAATACCAGGGTTTGGAATTGGTAAAGATGATGCCGAAATAGAGCAATTGAGAAAAGGGTTTGAGAAAGCTAAAAGTGGAGCCGACTTACCACCTGAAGCAACTGTACAGGATATAGCAGCTTATTATGCATCTAACCCACCTAAAATGGTTTCGGAGGATGATGATGAAGATGATAAAGATGCAATTAGGGGAGCTAAAAAAGCGGGAGGTAAATTTAAAAAATTAGATTTAGCAGTTCAGGATTTAAAAGATTTAGAAACGGAAATGAGATCCTTAGCTAGAAAATATAGCAAAGCGGATGGTATTGAAAAAGAAAAAATTTTAAAAGTATTAAAAGATAAAACATCTGAAAAAAGGGAAAAAGAAGCATATATTTCCAAATTAGAAAAAGATGCAATCTAAAGAAAGAGTTATATATATTTTAAAAATACTAGTTTTAATATGTATTTTAGTTTGGTTATTATATACAGATGAAGAAAGCTATGTTGAAGATTATAATGCTAAAATCGAAGCATTAGAAGCTAAAGTTGATTCATTACATACAATTAATGATGATTTATCTATTAAGATTGATACACTAAACACTCAGATTTTATCTTTAGATAAAGAAATAGTAAACCAAGATAATTTAATTAACAATTTAAGAATAAAAACTAATGAAAAAGTTAAAGCTGTTGATAATTTTAATGATGATGAGCTTTATCAGTTTTTCACAGAACGATACAGACAGTACCTCGATTCGATTAGAAAAACCGATAGTAAAATTAGTAATTAAGGATTTAATTACTGGTGATGAAGCTAAAGAAACATTAACTTTAACTGAAACAAAAATTAATTTGTTGGAAAATAAAGTTAATTTAAAAGATAGTGTTATAGTTAGTTTAGAAACTAAAATAGGTAATTTTGAATCTATAATGGATAATAGATCTAAACAATTATCACTATCAGAAGAATTATCTAAACGTTTACAGGCTGATCTAAAAAAACAAAAACTAAGAACTAAATTGATGGGTGGAGCAGGAATATTAGTAGCTGTAGGGGTTGCTATTTTAGTTAAATAGTATGGCTGATTTAAAAAAAGTAATAAGAAGTGAATACTTAAAATGTGCTAAAGACCCAGTACATTTTATGAAAAAGTATTGTTATATTCAACATCCACAAAGAGGTAGAATACAATTTAATCTATACCCATTTCAGGAAAAAGTATTAACATTATTTAGAGATAATCCTTATTCTGTAGTATTAAAATCAAGACAGTTAGGTTTATCTACTTTATCAGCTGGTTATTCATTATGGATGATGTTATTTGCTAAAGATAAAAATATTCTATGTATAGCTACAAAACAGGAAACAGCTAAAAATATGGTTACAAAGGTAAAATTTATGTATGAAAATTTACCTTCATGGCTTAAAGTAGATGCCCTAGAAAATAATAAATTAAATTTGCGGTTAGTAAATGGATCCCAAATTAAAGCAACATCCGCGAGTAGTGATGCTGGTAGATCAGAAGCAGTATCACTTCTAATAATTGATGAGGCAGCATTTATTGATAATATATCTGAGATATGGGCTTCAGCTCAACAAACATTAGCAACTGGTGGTGGTTGTATAGCATTAAGTACACCTTATGGTACTGGAAATTGGTTTCATCAAACTTGGACTAGAGCGGAAGCAGCAGAAAATGATTTTTTACCCATTAAATTACCCTGGTATGTACATCCAGAAAGAGATGAAGCATGGAGAAAAAGACAAGATGAATTACTAGGTGATCCTAGAATGGCAGCTCAAGAGTGTGATTGTGACTTTAGTACTTCTGGTGATATTGTATTTTATCCTGAATATATAGAATATTATGAAAAATCTTTTATTAAAGATCCATTAGAAAAAAGGGGTGCTGATCAAAATTTATGGGTATGGGAATCTCCCGATTATTCAAGAACATATGTAGTTGTAGCTGATGTATCTAGAGGTGATGGTAAAGATTATTCTGCATTTCATGTTATAGATACAGAAAATAATGTACAAGTAGCTGAATATAAAGGTCAAATTGGTACTAAAGAATATGGTCATTTATTAGTTGGTATAGCTTCAGAATATAATGAGGCATTATTAGTTATAGAAAACGCTAATATAGGTTGGGCAACTATTCAAGTAGCTATAGATAGAGCCTATCCTAATCTTTATTATTCACAAAAGAGTGACCAACACAATGCTAATTCGTATTTTGATAAGTATCAAGATCATTCTAAAATGGTTCCTGGGTTTACTATGTCATCTAGAACAAGACCTATGGTTGTAGGTAAATTTCAGGAATATTTAAGTGATAAAGGAGTAACAATTCAATCTAAAAGATTAATTGAGGAAATGAAAACATTTATTTGGCGCAATGGTAGACCAGAAGCACAATCAGGTTATAATGATGACTTAGTTATGGCATTTGGTATTTCCATGTATATTAGAGATACAGCGCTAAAATTTAGACAAAGAGGAATAGATATTACTAAACAAGCTTTAAATAATATGACAGTCAACCGAACACCTTATCAGGGAAGTTATGGAGGAGGATTTGGAAAAGTAAAAAATCCTTACCAGATTGATACACCTGATGGTAAAGAGGACATTAGTTGGCTTTTATAGCAATATTTATAACAATAATTATATATTAATATGGCAAATACAAGTGTATTTTCAAGACTAAGAAGATTATTTTCTACAGATGTTATTATAAGAAACGTAGGTGGTAATCAAATCAAAACAATAGATTCTGGACATATTCAATCAAGTGGAGATTATGAAACAAATGCTCTAATTGATAGATTTAACAGAGTTTATTCTACAATGCCTACATCTTTATATGGGGCTCAATTTAACTTAAATTATCAATATTTAAGAACCCAACTATATTCAGAATATGATGTAATGGATCAAGATGCTATTATAGCTTCTGCTTTAGATATCGTTGCTGATGAATGTACTCTTAAAAATGATATGGGTGAAGTACTTCAAATTAGAAGTTCAAATGAAGATATTCAAAAATTATTATATAATTTATTTTATGATGTATTAAATATTGAGTTTAATTTATGGATGTGGACAAGACAAATGTGTAAATATGGTGATTTCTTCCTTAAATTAGAAATAGCAGAAAAATTTGGTGTATATAATGTTATACCTTATACTGCTTATCATATTGAAAGAATAGAAGGATCCAATCCAGAAAATCCAGCTGAAGTAAAATATAAATGGAATCCTGATGGGTTTGCAGGTAGTTCTTATGGTTACTATAATGTACCAGGACAACAATTAGATGCAGGTCCAGATGATAAAGGTTCTATTATATATGACAATTATGAAATGGCTCATTTTAGAATGGTAGGTGATGTTAATTATCTTCCTTATGGTAGAGCATATATTGAACCAGCTAGAAAATTATTTAAACAATATACATTAATGGAAGACGCGATGCTAATTCATAGAATTGCTCGTGCACCAGAAAAAAGAGTATTTTATGTTAATGTTGGAGCTATTCCACCTAATGAAGTAGAAGCATTTATGCAAAAAACTATTTCAAACATGAAACGTACTCCATTTATGGATGAAAAAACAGGTGAATATAACTTAAAGTACAACATGCAAAACATGCTTGAAGATTTTTATATACCAGTTAGAGGTAATGATCAAGCAACTAAAATAGATACTACACCAGGTTTAGCATATGATGGTATAGCTGATGTAGAATATTTAAGAGAAAAATTGTTCGCGGCACTTAAAATACCTAAAGCCTTTTTAGGATATGATGAAAATATAGAAGGTAAAGCTACATTGGCTGCTGAGGATATTAGATTTGCTCGTACAATTGATAGAATTCAAAGAATATTACTATCAGAATTAAATAAAATTGCATTAGTACATTTATATACTCAAGGTTATACAGATGAAACATTGACTAATTTTGAATTGTCAATGACCACACCATCAATAATATATGATCAAGAAAGAATTGAATTATTAAAATCTAAAACGGAACTAGCACAATCAATGTTAGATCAAGGTTTAGTTCCATCTGATTGGATTTATCATAACATTTATCACTTTAGTGAAGACCAATATGATGAATATAGAGATTTAGCTAGAGAAGATGCTAAACGTAAATTTAGATTAGCACAAATTGAAGCTGAAGGTAATGATCCAGTTGAATCAGGTAAATCTTATGGTACACCACATGATTTAGCATCATTATATGGTAGAGGAAGAATGTACACTAACCCAGGTGAAGTTCCTAAACCGGATAAATATGCTGCTGATGATCCTAAATTAGGAAGACCACAAAATTCAATTACAAATAGAGGTAAACAAGATAATAATTTTGGTAAGGATCCATTAGGTGTAAAACGTATGAAAGATACGGATAAAAATGATGGAGACAATAGACCTAATATATCTGAATTTGAAAGTCCTAAAGTGACTTATATGAAAAATAAGGATATATTTAAAAAAATTAATAAGAAACGTTTAGTTTTTGAGCGAGATGAAAATGATAGTGATTTACTTGATGAATCTCAACTAAAAAGCTAATATTTATAAATAAATATATTTTTGATGAAAATAAAACATTCAAAGTATAAGAATACAGGTATTCTTTTCGAATTATTAGTAAGACAAATAACGGCAGACACACTAAAGGGAGTTGAATCCCCTGCTATAGGTTTACTTAAAAAGTATTTTGTTAAAACATCATTAGGTAGAGAATATAAGTTATATGAATCTATACTAAAATCTAAAGTTGTTAATGAGAATAAAGCTTCTTTATTTATTTCTACTACTTTAGATAGCTCTAAAAAATTCAGTAGAGGTAGCTTAAAAAAACAAAAATACAATTTAATTAATGAAATTAAAAATCATTATAATTTAGATAGTTTTTTCGGAGCTAAAATAAAAGATTATAAAGAATTAGCTGCTTTATATACTTTAATAGAAGGTACTAATAGTGAAAAACCAGTAGATACTAATCAATTAGTTAACAATAAAATTACATTGTTAGAATTTTTAACTAAACAAGAAGTATCTACAAAACAAAAAGATATAGTATTAGAAGAATTTTCTACTTATGATAACGATACTCGTATTTTAACTTATAAAATTTTACTTGAAAGGTTTAATGCTAAATATGATACATTATCTAATGATCAAAAACGAGTACTTAAAGAATTTATTTATTCTGTAGATTCAACCCCTTCTTTAAGAGAGTTTTATAATGATAAAATAAATGAGCTTAAAAATACTTTGATTGAAAATTCAAAAAATATAAAAGACCAAGTTACTAAAATTAAAATTGAAGAAGTATCTAAGTACTTAGTAGAATTAGATAAAACTGATAAGGTAGGTAATGATAACTTAGTTGATTTGTTACAATATTATGAATTAATACAAGAAATTAAAGTAGCCAATGCCGTACAAGTATAGATTAACAGAAATGTCTAAAGAAGCATCTAAAGAAGATGCTGCAAAAGAACTCAAACGCAAACCAGGAGAAGATTTTGAAGTGGGTCAGGTCACTTATAGTGATGATGGTACTACTAAATCTGAAATAACAGATATAAATGATGAAACTGGTTCTGTAAGATGGACAATTACTCAATTACCAGGGTTTGATAAATTATATAAAGATGTTGATAAATTTGTTGACATAGCTAAAAGAGTTTATCAAAAAACTAAAGATGATAAAAAGTTTAGAGAAATTTATGATGAATCTCGTAAACTAAGAAACAAAATTAGAACCCATCTTAGAAACGAATATCCAGATGTATATAAAAGGATTCAAATGCAAATGTCAGAAGCGGTAGAACCTGGTGATACAAATTTGACTAATGCTACTAAATTAAAATATAATAATGCTATAGGCACATCATCTGATTTTGCTGATGCTATATTAGATATTTGGAATGAATTATCTGGTAAAGAAAATGATGCTATAGTAAGTACAAATAATCTTAAACAGGCTAAAGCTTTACTTGTAAAACAATCATCACAAAAAGAAGTGGATGAAATGTCTACTAGTGGGGGTGCTGGATCTTATTTAACACCATATGCTTTTAGATTAAAAAAATCTAAACCAAATGATAAAGCATATAAAGAATTAGGATATAAAGAAATTAAAGAAAACCAAAATCCAGGAGCAACATTAGGTCCTGGTCCTAAAGCAGGTCCGGATGGAGTTGCTGATAATTATTATGTTAAAGGGTTTAAATATAAATTGGTTCCTAAGAATAAAAATAATACTTACGTACAGAAAAATTCAGGACTCGAAGTAAAGAAACTCTATTAATATGTATAAATATAAACTAGTTGAACAAGAAGATAAAGCATCTAAGTTCCAACAAGAACGTATAAATGCATTTGATTCTATTGAATCTAGATTAGATGATATAAGAAAATTATTACGTCAAGCAAAAATTGAGACGACTAAATATTATAGAGAAAATCCGTCTTCTTTTGTTGTAGTTAAACCTACAGATATGATTAATGATTACTTAGAAGATATAGAAACTTTGTTAGAAAAAGAATAATATGAAAACACTACAAGAACAATACAACCAAATCCAAAAAGGAGAAGGTAGAAAAGATTTATTTTTAAAAGAAGCTAGATCTAAATACCCAAATTTAATTTCAAATATTACTTCCTTTAAAGATGCAGAAAAAATTCTTAAAAATAAAAGCGTAATTAATGAAGAAATAGGTGGTGTAGTTACACTAAAACCTATAAATACATTAACTTCAGCAGATTTTAACCCAAATAAGGAATCTTGGGAAAATAAATTTGAACAATATTTAGCTGAAGCTGGTAAAAAAGAATTAAACCCAATCGTAAATAACGAAGTGGAGAAAAAAATGAATGATAAAAAAGGTGAAGAAAAAATTAAAGCTGAAGAAAAACAAACAGCTAAAGAAGTAGTAAACACTCAAGATAGAAATTATGATTATTCTCCTAAAGTAGATAACATTAATAATGTTAATGCTCAAGAAATGATGACTGGTGTTTACTGTGAAATAAAAGCAGATCCTAATTTATCATTAGAAGAAGCACAAGCTAAAGCTATTAAAAATTTAGCTAAAGATTCTTTATATTATGTAAAAGAAGGTCAATTTGGAGTTGAAGGTTTAGGTTACCAAGAACAAAAAGTAGAAGAAAACGCTGGAAAAACATATGGTGGTAGTGGCTATAGTGATAAATTAAAAGAAGGCGATGATAATATGGTACCTGTTAAAGAATCCAAAGAAGATAAAATTAAATCTTTAATTAAAGAATCATTAGGTGGAGTAGTTACTACAGGCAATCCAAATTCATTAGCGGCAATGTCAGGTGAAATCATCAGAAATATGATGAATGAAGATGAATGGCAACAACAAGTTGGTTCTCAATATCATAAAGATTTATATGCTGAGGAAAATAAGGAAGAAGATTTACCAATGGATGAAGGTGGACATTTACCTAGTGAAAAAGAAGATATGGATGAAGCTAAAAAAGATCATGATGGTGATGGTGATATTGATTCTGATGATTATCTAGCTGCCAGAGATAAGGCAATTAAAGCTAATATGAAGAAAAAAAGAGCTAAAAAAGAATCTATTGATACTAAATTAGCTGAAATAGGAAAAGAAGGTGAAATGGTTAAAATGGAAGCCCAATTAGACTATTTAAGTGAATATATTCAGGAAAAAGTAGATAGATTAAATTCTATAAATGAAGATGAAAACTTACAAGAGTTAATTGATAAGAAAAAAATGAAGCAAATGCAAAGAGAAATTAAGCTTTTAGAAAAAAGAAAGCAAAAGATGGAAAAATTGTATGAAAAGCATTGCGGAAAAAAATACGAGAAAAAAGAAATGGTAGATGAAATGGAGGAAGTAGATGAATCATTTGACTCATTAGTTAAAAAAGTAGATAAAGAAAAAGGCTACGATAAACAAGATGCTAAAAGAGTAGCTGGATTTATTGCTAATAGAAAAAGAGCAGGTGCGGGTTCAGGACCTACTGCTAAAATGAAAAAAAGAGAAGGATCAAAATAAATGAGTAGAAAGTTACTAATAGAAACTCAAACCTTAAAATTCTCTCCTAATTCTTTAAATGAAAACGTAAGTAAGGAGAATGGAAACCTTGTAGTTGAAGGTATTTTAGCTACATGTGAGGTTAAAAATGGTAATGGTCGTTACTATGCCAGAGATTTATGGGAAAGAGAGATGAAAAAATATACTGATCTCATTAAAGAAAGAAGATCATTAGGTGAATTAGACCATCCAGAATCTCAAGTTATAAACTTACAAAATGTATCTCATCTAGTTACTGATTATAGTTGGGATGGAGATAACATAATGGGTAAAATAGAAATTTTACCTACCCCAGCAGGAAATATACTTAAAGAATTAATTAAAAATGGTGTTACAGTTGGTGTATCATCTAGAGGAATGGGTTCTTTAGAACAAAGAGGTGACATAATGGAAGTACAAGATGACTTTGAATTATTATGTTGGGATTTTGTATCAACACCTTCTAATCCAGGTTCATTTATGGGTGTATTACAAGAAGGTAAAAATACAGTAACTTATGATTATACTAAAGTAAATAGTTTAATCCACGAAATTTTATGTTCTAAAGGTTCTTGTCCGGTATTTTAAATTTTAAAACATGGCAAGCTATACAGCAGCACAATTAAAGGGAGCAGGCACACCTACAGAAGCTTTATCTGGGGCAAAAACATTTACCATTACAAATACATTATCTGGATCAGCTTATTTTACTGTAGAAACCGTTAGAAACTATAGTGGCTCTTATGCTGGTCAGGCTACAAATGCTTTAGGTACCTATGGAACATTCACCAATATTAACGCTGATACATTAATTACTTCATCATTTATTTCATCTGTTGTAGTTCCTTCTGGAGTTAGTTCATATCAATTTACACCTACTTCTGCTGTAGCTGTAAGCTCTTCAATGTTAAGAGGAACTGGTGGTATTTCTTTAGTAATTTCTTAATTTTTGAGGAATATTCATATACGTATAAACGTAATACACCATCTCTTATATGGTGTGACTAATAATTAATTCTAATTACGATTCTTAAATAATCGTACTTCACAAACTAAATTTTGGGAAAAATGGCAACAAATAGAGATTTGTTAAAAGAAGCAATTGCTGATGCTAAAGCCGTAAAGGAAACTGCAATCGCAAATGCTAAACTTGCTCTAGAAGAAGCTTTTACTCCATTCTTAAAAGATCAATTATCTGCTAAATTAGCTGAAATGGATAAAGATGATGAGAAAAAAGTAAAAGAAGAAAAAGAGGAAGTTGAAGAAATGGATGCTGTTAGCTGGAATGAGAAAAATAACCCTACTAGAAGTAAACAAAAACCTTTTCTAGACCCTAAAAAGGTCGGACAAAGTACTTCTGCTTATTACGTAAACGTAAATGAAGAAGAAGATCTAGATGAGGAAATTAATCTTGACGAGCTATTAGCTGAACTTGATGAACTCGATGAAGCTAAAAACGATTCCAAAAAAGGTAACAAAGAAGAGCAAAAACGTATGGAAGGCGCTATCAGAGACGATAGAGACCACATCAAAAACTTAGAAAAGGATATCAAAGACAACGAGAAGAAATTAGCTAAATTAAAAGCTGACGAACCTAAAGATGTTAATGAATCTGAAGAAATCGATGAGGAAATGAAATCCAAAAAGAAAAAGGAAGAAATGGACGAAGAAATGAAATCTAAAAAAGATAAAGAGGACATGGACGAAGAAATGAAACCTAAAAAGAAAAAGGATGACATGGATGAGGAGATGAAAAAACCTATGTACGATGAGGACGACAAAGAGTCTATGAAAGAAGATGCACGTACTGATGCTGAAGAAGAAGGCTACCTTGATGGAATGAAGGACGAAAAAGAAGACATGGAAGACAGGATGGATGATGAAGAAATCGATCTTGAAGATATGTCAGAAGACGACCTTAAAGGATTTATCGAAGATGTCATTAAAGACATGGTATCAGCTGGTGAAATTGAACCAGGTGATGAATTCGTTGAAGACGAAGTCGAAGTCGAAGACGTTGAAGACGTTGACGTAGATGTAGAAATTGACGAAGAAATGAAGTCTAAAAAAGATGATGAGAAAATGGATGAAGCAAAAATGAGTAACCCAGTAATGCGTAAAGGTGATTCTGAAAAGAAAAAAGACGGCAAATTTAAGCCTGAATCTAAACCGGAGCGTGAAACTGAAAAAATGAGAGAAGAACTAGATGCTACTATAGCTGAAGTTCATAAGTTGAAAGACGAACTCAATGAGGTTAATCTTCTTAACGCTAAACTTCTTTACTCAAATAAGATTTTTAGGGCTAAAAATTTAAATGAAAGCAAGAAAGTTAAAGTATTAAAGGCATTTGACAAAGCTAAGGATGTAGCACAAGCTAAAACTATCTATGAAACATTAAACGAAGGTTTACTTGATAAATCATCAATTAATGAGAATAGAGTTAAAGGTTCAGCTTCTAAAGCTACAGGTTTAGAACCTAAAAATTCTAAACAACCTATAATTGAGTCAAATGATGTCTACAATAGAATGAGACAACTTGCTGGATTATTGTAAAACTTAATTAACGATTATTTAAAAACTTATTAAAATGAGCTTAAATCAACTATTAGAAAGTGCTAACACTTATCAAAATATGCAGTCAGATGCTGCTAAGTTAGCAAACAAATGGGAGAAAACAGGTCTTTTAGAAGGATTAGATGGTTCTCATAAAAATAATATGGGTATTATCTTAGAAAATCAAGCAAAACAACTTGTTGTTGAGTCTTCACAAACTGGTGGAGGTGCTGCTTCAAGTGGTACATTTAGTTCACAAACTGCTGTTAACATCGGTGGTCAGTGGGCAGGTGTTGCTTTACCATTGGTAAGAAAAGTATTTGGACAAATTGCTGCTAAAGAATTTGTTTCTGTACAACCAATGAACTTACCTTCAGGACTAGTATTTTTCCTAGATTTCCAATATGGAAACGATAAAACTCCTTTTGCTAGTGGTTCATCATTATATGGTGATCAAGGATCGAAAGATCTACCATTTGGTAACACTAACACAGGTGGTTTATATGGCGACGGAAGATTCGCTTACTCTATCAACAACACACAATCAATTGTAAACCCAGCAGCTGTAACTTCAGCTTCTTGGGCAGATGTAGATTTTGATTCTACTTATTCAGCATCAGCTACTGCATCTCCTTCGCAATTAGCGAAAATTACAATTAATACATCTTCATTAGATTTCGTAGATGTAGAAGGTGTTCAAGCATTCCAATTATTATCTGGATCTTATACTAGCTATAACAGTTCAGTACCAGGTGAGCAATTATCACAATTTACTAAGTATGACGGTGGTGCTACAATTACATTTATTGTACCTTCATCTTCATTAGTAGGTGGATATGATGCAACAGGTGATGCTACAGTTGTTTATAACTTACAACCAACTGATAGATTTAGAGGTGATTTTGAAGATGGTAACCCAGAACCTAACAGTCTGAACGATCCATCAATCACGATCCCAGAAATTAACGTACAGATGAAATCATCTGCTATCGTAGCTAAGACTAGAAAGTTAAAAGCTGTATGGACTCCAGAGTTCGCACAGGATTTAAATGCATACCATGCATTAGATGCTGAAGCTGAATTAACTTCTATCTTAAGTGAGTATATTTCATTAGAAATAGACTTAGAAATTCTAGACATGTTAATGAACGCTGCTTCTGCTGGTACAGAAGTATGGTCTGCTGTTAACAACAGATCAATCGTTGACGATGGTGCTAATGGTACTATTTCAGATCTAGGATTCTATAACTCTCAAGGACAGTGGTTCCAAACTTTAGGAACTAAAATCCAAAAAATAAGTAACATCATTCACCAGAAAACCCTTAGAGGTGGAGCTAACTTCTTAGTATGTTCTCCAACTATAGGTACTATCCTAGAAAGTATTCCAGGATTTGCTGCTGATTCAGATGGAGATGCTGCTAAAGCAACTTATGCATTTGGTGTTCAGAAAGTAGGTAGTCTAAATGGAAGATATAAAGTTTATAAGAACCCTTATATGACAACTAACAGAATCCTATTAGGATTTAGAGGTTCTCAGTTCTTAGAAACTGGTGCTGTATTTGCTCCATATATCCCATTAATTATGACTCCATTAGTATATGATCCAAATACCTTTACACCAAGAAAAGGTCTATTGACGAGATATGCTAAGAAAATGGTAAGACCAGAATTCTATGGTATTATCGAAGTTAATGGATTAAATACTTTATAATAAGTAGTTAACCAAGAGCAATAAGAATTGGGCCGAACGTTAGTTCGGCCTTTCTTTTTCATATTTATAACAAAATAGTTTACTATGAATATACCAATTTATGATGGTTGTCCAATATGGTCTGATAGTTCGGTGCCATTTGGATTTTACAATTCAGATACTCAATTCCAGGCAGATGCTGTCAAAGTAGCAAAATTTTGTGCTCAAAGATTAGGTTATCCCTTAGTAGATATTGAATTACAATCAGGATCCTTTTTTACTGCTTTTGAGGAAGCAGTTACCACATATGGTAATGAATTATATGCGTATAAAATAAGAGATAATCAATTATCTCTAGAAGGATTAACCACTGGGTCAAGCTTAAATCAAGCGCTTATAACACCAAGTTTTGAACCAATTGTAAGGTTAACAGAACAATATGGAGAAGAAGCAGGATCAGGAGGTAATGTAAATTATTATACTGGTTCATTTGCATTAACTTCTAGCCAACAAGATTATTCATTCCAAACTTTTATGACTCAAAGTGGATATACAGGTTCTGAATATCAAAATGGTATTGAAGTTAAAAGAGTATTTTACCAAGAACCTTATCCAGCATCAGCTCGTTATTTAGATCCATTTAATGGATTTGGATTTGGAGGTGTGTTAGCAGCGGGTATTGTTGGTATAGGTGGATTTGGAGATGGTTTGGGTTATTTGATGGCGCCATTAAATTACGACATGCAAGTAATTCAACAAATAGAAATGAACCAAATGATTAGATTAAATAACTATTCATTTGAAATAAAAAATGATATGTTAAGAATATTCCCTATACCTAATTTTGGAGCAACGGGAACAGATAATCAAAATGCTAGAATTTGGTTTGAGTATATTTTAAGAGATGAAAGAATAGCATCTTCAGTACAACAAACACCAGATAAAGTAACTAATGTATCAAATGCTCCATATGAAAACCCTACCTATGAATATATTAATTCAGTAGGTAGACAATGGATATTTGAGTATACACTAGCATTATCAAAAGAAATGTTAGGATATGTAAGAGGTAAATATAGTTCAGTTCCTATCCCTAATGCGGATATAACACTTAACCAATCCGATTTAATAGCAGCAGCTACATCTGAAAAAACAGCTTTAATTGAAAGATTAAGAGCATATTTTGATGAAACATCTAGAATGGCTTCTTTAGAAAGAAGAGCTAATGAAGCGGATTCTAAAATGAAGGAATTACAACAGGTACCTTATACAATTTATGTAGGATAATATGGCAATGTTTACAGGAGTCAGAGATTGGTCTCTGATGAGAAATTTTAATAGAGAATTATTAGGTAATATTATTACTCAACAGTGTGCTATCTATCAATTTAAACTAGAGGAAACTAAAGTTAATATCTATGGTGAAGCAGCTGAAGAAAAATATTATGATGGTCCTTTTCTATTTAATGTTTTAATAGATAGAGGTGATCAGGAATACCCTGAAGGAGAATATGAAGGTATTCAATTCCAACAAGGTATCAATTTCTTTTTTCTAAGAGATGATTTAGTAGAAAAAGATGTAGTACCTAGAGTAGGAGATATAATATTATATCAAGAATCATATTATGGAGTACAAAGTACAATTGCTAATCAATATTGGGGAGGTAAAAATC